GTTTTGCGCTATAAAAAATAGAACCTTTTGAGTAGTTAGGTATTAATCTACCTTCGTTAAAAGCTATGTCATATTCAGCCGAACCTTCTAAAACAACATTTAAATCTTTGTAATCTGGTACACTTGATAATTTTTTGAATACACGAGTTTCTCCTTTTTTAGAACTTAAACTTGACATCAAATCTGCATTTGGATTTAATGTAGATTTTCCTTTTCCTTTTACTAAATATTGTCTCTTTCCTTCACCATTTACAATTACTCTTTTGTTTAAATATAATCCACCAAAATTAGCTAGTTTTGCTGATATTATAGAAGCTGGACTTAAATATCCACCTTCAGCTGCTTTTGTTAAACCAGATATAATATTATCTCTTCCGCTTATAGTATTAGCATTTTCTTTTTTAAACTTTTTATCAACATATTTTTCAAATATTCTATATGTGTTTAATGTTTCTTGAAATTCTACAGCATCAAATTCTTCTTCTGTCAATTTTGCCATACTAGCTAATAGAGGTCGATTTATAAATTGTTGCAATTTAACAGAATCAGATTCTTCTTTAACAGCTTTTTCAAAAGCACTAGCTATTACTATTTTTTTATCAGCATCAACATCTCTGTTAGCAGCTTCATTTATTTGTCTAGCTTCTATTGGATTAGTTGACAAGTATTCAGCTCTAACATCTTCTGCTATCTGACGAGACACAGCTTGCGCTAAAGCGTCTTTTCTGTCACTAATTGGTTGAGACCTATTTTTTTTATCTAAAGCTATGTCTTTTCCTTCGTAATAATTTAAAAATTCAGATCTTGTTGGAGGAAACATGGCCCATTGTTTAGATATACCAGTTCCTTTTTGAGCTGCATTTTGAGCTATAAAAGCTGTAGCTAAAGCTCTATAGTTTTTGCTTAAATAATTAGAAAAATCTTCTTTAGTTTTAGTATTTTTACCAAACTCTGCTTTTATATCTTTAACTAACTGATTATTGTATATACTAGCTATAGCTTGCTCAGCTAAAGCTTGTCTTTTTTTAGCAGTTAATTCTTTGTTGTTTTGTAATTCATTAACAGCTTTTTGCAATCCAGCAGGTATAATATTCTTAGCCTTATCAATCATAGATATAGGAAAACTAAGCTGATCTGCTAAAAACTTAGAACCAATTTTTACATCAAAGTCATTTTGATCTTCAACTGCTAGATTAGAAGCTTCTGCTGAACTAAAATCTACAATATTATCTTGAGATATAACTTTAGCAGCTGCTCTTTGAACTCTTTTGTTCAATTGTTCAGCTATGTAAGCAGCTATTGGAACTTTAGTTGCTGGATTGTAAGTTTCTACTAATCTAGCAACACCTTCAGGTCCATATCTTAATTCACTAGCTAATGCATCAACATCACCATCGTATCGTCTATTCTGAGGTATAGAGTTTAACTTTTTTATAGCTATCTTTCTTATAGTACCTTCTTGAGTTTCAACTATCTTATTAACAGCCTCTACGCCTCTTTCGTCATAAAGAGCTTGAGCTCTATCTGCCAACTCCATATTTTTAACCATTGGAGATGTAAATATAGCCATTTGCTCTTTTTGTAAATCTTGAATTTTTTCAAAAGCAATAGACTTAACGTCAGTAGGTTGATCTGGATCTTTAACGATGTCTTGATAAACTGCAATAGAATCATTAAGATTCATCATTTGAGCACCCTGCTCAGGGCTAAGATTTGTAATGGCATCTACTATTTGAGCGCTTGCATCAACTTCTTTTTGATCTATTTCTATTAACTTTTCTCTAATAGCTTGAGTTATATTAGGATCATTAATAACTTCAGTTTCTTTAAGTTGAGCTTTTAATCTATTTTTTTCTTTTTGGTTTTGTTTAAACTCTTCTGATATAGCACTAGGCGTTATTTCTTTTACATTATCTTCAGCAATATCTTTATTTATAGTAGGAAATGCATCAGGTTGTTTAACATTTACTTGAGAGTATTTTCTACCTTCTTCATTTAAAGAAGAGTTTTTTAAGTCCAAAATCGACGAAATTGCCTTATATTTGTTTTTAGACAATATAGCTTCTCTTCTTCTTGTTATTTCAGCATTTATATCAGGATCATTAGTGGCTTTAAATTTCATTTTCATAAAATCAACATCCGGAGCCTTAAGCATTTCAACCATTTGATCTCTAGTAGTTTCAGCACCATTAAAAGTATAAGACGGAGTTGCGTCTTTTATAGCTTTTTTAGCATCAGCTAATGAACTTTTTAATTGAACTGGAGCCATTGCTACACCAGCAAACCCTTCTAATAATATTTCTTCACCAGCTAATTCTTGCCCAGCAACTAGCATACCAGCTGTTTCACCTAGCGCACCACCAGCAGCTTCTACAGCTGTTGTAGCAGCAAGCCCTTTAGCAGCTAGCTTTAAGCTAGTTTTACCAGCTTTTACACCACTTGTTAATATTTTACCACCAACGCCACCACTTACTATACCGGTAATTCCTTCTATGGCACCAATGGTTAAACCTCTACCGGCAGATTTGAAACGAAGATCGCTCATTTCTTCTGGATTTTCCAACACAGTTCGTATATCATCGTTGTTGTCTGGATTACCACCATTAGCTATTACTTTTTCTCTAAGTAATTCTGCAAACGTAGCTGCTGTTTCCATAGCTGTCATTGCACCTGCAAAAGCTCCAGAAACAGCACCACCACCAGCTCCAATGGCTCCTGTTAAAAAAGAAAGAGGACCACCGACACTTCCAGCAGCTGCGCCTAATAAAAAACCACTTTGTGCTCCAATAGCAGCACCGCCTCCGGCTAAAGCAGCGGCTTCTTCTGAATCCAACATTGCACTACCTGCACCTACCATACTAGATATAACAGTTTCTACACCAAAGGTTGGATTTTGCATTAAAGCTTTAAAACCAGCCCAGGCTCCGCTATCTCCTTCTTCCTTATACTTATTAGTAAGCATTTGCCATTCTTGAGCCTCTTCAGATTGGCCATATTTCTGTGCTCTTTTTGTAGCTGCCCTCATTGCATCTAAAGAAGCATCGTCGGTGTTTCCTTTAAAAACCTCAAAAGTTTCATCAACAGCAGCCGAAGATGCCCACCCTTGTTTAGTGGCTCTGTACATGTCGCTAACAAAATCAACACCAAAAGCGTCGTTTCCAAAAAATTCTTCTAAATATGTAGCTTTCTCTGGTACTATTTCAGGTAAAGGTGGGTTTTCATTTTCTAAATTTGAATCATTAGTCCAATGATTTTTGTCAAGCTCATCGTCGTTTTCGCTGGAAAGAATTAAATTGCTAAGGGCATTATCTTCTTCCTCTTCTTTAATAATTAAGTTTCCAAATTCATCGTATTCTTCCATAAAATAATATTATTTTTTACCTGTAAAAAATTTAGCTAATCTTTTAATCGGAGTTGTTCTTTTGTAATTAAATTCAGGAAGCTGATATATAGGTAACCCGTGAACATTTTCAGATAAATATTTAGCAAGTTCAGTAGGATTATTAATAATTTCTTCTGGTATTAATTCCTGCGGAGTTCTTTTTCCGCTGCTATTAGTAACCACAAGAGCAAATTTACCATCTTTAGTTTTTACAACTGATTTACCATTCTGTGCATTCCTTCCCCATTTTCTAAATGATTCTGGATTATTTAAATCTGGTGCTTCAAACGTTTGTAATGTTTTTGCCGTTCTATATTCGCTTTGTTGTTTAAGAGTGGTTCCTCTTGCTAATTGCTCAGCTTGTAAAGCGTTTCTTTTATTAGCATTGCTAACCTGTAACTCATATGATTTTTGTTGAAAATTTTGCACTTCTTGACTTACATAATTATCTTCAGCTGTTTGCTGATATAACTGATCCATATCATATTCTAGCTTACTAGTATACTCAATACCATCAGGTGCTTCGTAAAATCCACTATTTAAATCTTTTTCAATTTCTTCTCGAGTATACCCCGCGTGATCTGCTGCTAAGGATCTTAACCCGTCATTACCTTTTTCTTTGAAAAACGCATCAAAACCGGCATCTATTTGTTGCTGATACAGCTTGCTTCCAAGCGGAACACTTCGTTTAACTGCTCTACCCTCAATCATTTGATCTACAGGGGTTTGAAGTGCAGTTATTATTGGATTAGTTAATTCAACAAATGAAACAACTTTTTCTATAGGCTGAGGCATTTTATTCATGCGATTTGCTGGAATACTAAAATCCTCTGGAGGATCTCCATCTGTTTGACCATAATAAGTTAAAATATTATTTTCATCCATTCCAAATTTTCCTCGATTATTAATAATAGCTTTATAAAATCGCTCTTGTTCGGGTGGAATAGCCATACTTAGCGTACCTTGAGCTAATCCAGCTGCAAATTTACCCGCAGTTGTTTCAATACCTTTAATTAAGTCTTTTACTTGAGGCACTTGAGATTGTATTTTTGCACTTTCTTTTGCAAAAAAATTAGTGTCTATTTTTCCTTTTTCTAATTGATTTACTAAAGAACTGTACTTATCCACCATTTCTCTAGTCATATTTTGAGCATAAGCGTCTAAAGGCTCAAATTCAGTGTCTGAAGAAATCATCAAAGACTGAATATTTTTAGCTTTGATAGCTCCTAATTCTAAATCTCTTAATTTTTTAGTTTCTTTATCTTGTTCTTCTTTTTTACGCCGAGCCATGTCTACATCGACATTAGCGGCCATATTATCTAAGTTTGTATAAGTGTCAAATGGGTTACCAAATCTATCCCACCTTATTGTTGATTTTACAGCCATATTATTTTATTAATTTAAATTCAACATCTAATAAGCTATAATCTACACGATCAAAACCGTCTTTGCCTGTTACAACAGCTTGTTGTGTTATTTCATCTGACATAACACCTTGATAAATTCCTTTTCCAAAGCTATTATCTTTATATTTAAATCTATATATTTTAATACCAGAGGGCGATAAACCTATTAATTTAATATTTTTTTTAAGCCTTCTATCGGACAGCGCTAATGCCCCGGTGATTCCGCCCATTAAGTCGCTTTTTGCTTGTTTTCTAGCATTGTCTGCTGCCATTTTTCTACCAGATGCAATCCCAAACGTGTCTGTTTCTTGGGCATATTGACTTTCTTGTATATCTCTAGCGCCATCAGCTTGTCTTATATTAAAAGCATTTAATTGCTTTTGATTTTGCATTGCAAATTGATTTTGAGCTTGAGCCCCAAATTCAGCAGCCGCCATACCCGCTTGTTGATTGGCTAAAGCAAATTTATTATCTGCTCCAAATTGAGCAGCTGCATTAGCATTTTGCGCGGTAACGTTATATTGATTCATTTTATTTTGAGAATCATATTGCTGCAAATTAGATGTATTAAATGCGCTTGCTTCAAATTGAGCAGCTCGATTTTGAGCATCCATATTAGCCATGGCCATTTGGTTGGTTTGCCCAGCATTAAATTTCATTTGATCATTGCTAGCGGTAGCATTAAATTGAGATTGTCCTAAATCAAACTGAGAACCTAAATTTCCTTGAGCTAATTGCTGTTGCTGTAATGTAGATTCAGCTGATGCTCTTCTTATTTCATTAGCCGATTCTTGTTGACCTATACTAGCAGCTATACCAGCCTTAGATTTTGCGGCCGCAGCAGCTAATGCTGTTGCACCTCCACCACCTGTTTGTGCTATTAAATCTTGAGACGCGGCAAGGGTTTGATCTGCTTCTTGAGCATCCATGGCAGCTTGCGCAGTATTTACTTGTGTTTGATTAAACGTATTAGTAAGTCCTGTGTCTGCTCCTCTAGCTAATCCCGCAACATTAGTATTTTGTGCTGTGTACCCTACAGCACTATCCGTAAATGCCCCAAACCCCCGAGAGTCATTTATGTTTCCCATTTTTGCTTGATTTGCAGCTCCAAGCGGATCGCCTACTGCTTTTGCATTAATAGCATCATATTCAGTGGCTGTTCCAAGTTTATTTGCTTCTAAATCCGCAAACGGATCTTTAAAGTTAAATTCTGTAACGCCTTTTTTTGCAGCTTCAAATTCTTTATTTGCAGCACTTTGCTCTCTTCTTCTGGCTCGACCGCCAAAAAGTGATCCAACTCCTTTTACTATACTTCCCATTAGTATTTCATTATTAATTCATAAGATGGAGTTTCATCTACATAATACTCCGCTTTTTTATATTTTTCTAATAATATACCCCTTTTTGCCCAAGCAAATGCGTATTTATAACCCATGTCTTCTGCAAAATCAGTGGTAAAATCTACTAAGAGTTGCAATGCATCACTTCTGTCCGTATCTTGATAAAACTTATCGCTTATAACAACAGCTGGAATTGCAGTCTTACTATTTGTCATCCACAGCCACATAGCCGCAATAGGATCTTTTCCTTTGCAAACCATAAAGCCGCCTAAACCTTTTTTATCCTCTTTTTGATCATCATTTATTTTAAATGAACCAGGCAAAAAGTCGCGCGGAAAGCCTTCTGACTTATAAGCTTCCCACCATTTTGGTAAAAAATCCCAATCGGATTCTTGTAATTTTCGTACTTGTAATTTCATATAATTTAAGTTGAAGAGTATATAGTTTCTGTATTAAATGCAAATAATTCTTTTTTAATTGAAGATTGAGTAACCGGTAAAGACAATTTAACAGTTGCAAAAGCTCCTTTAATACCACTAACTATTTTATTTTCAGTAGCCGTTAAAACACCATTAACAACAATATAATTTGATTCAGATGAACTTATAGGTGCAAAATATTTACCCTCTTTTTCTTGAAATGGAAAATTTACTATTGTTGCCATATTATGCTTGAGTTATTGTTATTGTTTTATTAGCTAACACTGGATTTATTCTAGAATTATCACATGCAATCCTTGCATTAACAGTTCTTGAAGAACCAGTGGCGTTAGCGTCCGCGCTAATAGTAAAGCTAGCTCCAGGCTCAACAACAGATGTACCAATGTTCCCGTTAAATTTAATCCAGTTCGTGCCAAATCCATTTGGTGAAGCTGGATACTCTTCTGGAGTTACACTAATATCAACATTCCAAGTATTTGTTATAGTTATAGCGGTCCCAGCTGTAACTAAATTTCCTGTTGTAGGTATTGCTCCTAATGTTGCTACCTCAGCTCCAGAGCCGCCTAAAACAGCAGTAGCTACAGTGTCTACAGTAATGCTGGCAAATTGTATATTAAATGTTAAAATACCATCTTGATTGCTCAACACAGTTGTAATTGTTGGAGACAACGGAGCATAAGATACCGTTCTAGATGAAGCACTTAAAACTTCGTTGGCTAAACAAGTATATACAATAGTTGCTAATCTTAAGCTTGCATTATCATAAGGAGCAATATAATATGGAACTCCAGCAGCTGTTCCTGTTGGCGTAGTTAAAATACCGGGACTAGCTATTGCCGTCCATGTTAGCGTTGGTTTTATTATTGCAAATCCTGTAACAGTTATAACACCTGCTGTTGCAGATGTTGGCACAGTAACTGGAACTGAATAATTAATATTATCTCCGTTTTGCGTTGCTGTAGGCACTCCTATATTGGTGCTAGCAGGCATTCCACTAGTATTAATGGTAATGTTAGCATTGTCAACATAATAATTATTAAATACTGCTGTTGAAAATTGTATAAAGTTAGCTCCTGCTGAGTTAAATATTTGAGAAGCTGGTGTTAATGCTGCATTTGAAACAGTATCTACAGTATTTACTGTTAATAAGGCCACTGTAAATGCCAACTCTGCTCCATTGCCTCCAATGTCAAGCGTTTGAATAGTATTAGAACTACCCACAACGTGAGATATTCTAAATACAAGACGCTCATCTGTAATAGACGAGGGGCTTTCAATTGTTAAACTACTTCCTGAACCTTGGGTCAATGTAACATTATTAACATTAGAAAATTTGTATTGAGAATTTAATGGAGAAACAAATATAGCCCAAAATATTTGCTCACCTTGTTTATTAACGCTTGTGTTTGCTCCGTTAAATATAGAATTACTAGCAGCTCCGTTTAATTGTAATGTAGTATTAAATGTTGTTGCTACCGTAGGTACAGTACCGATAGTATTTATATCTGTTTCTATATAGTCAACTTCCCAACCTGATGTTCCTTCGTAAGAAAAGGCGTTAAATTGTTTTACAAGCGAAGCAGCATCATTAAATATAGGTATTACATAAGATTCTTGTGATGATGTTCCGTAAAAGTTATTTCTAGTTACATTAGGACTGTGATGTTGCCATAAACTACCTCCGTTAAAAGTATAAAAACTATTGTTTAAAGACAAACCTCCTTCTTGCTTAAACCCTCTAAAAGAAGTCCATCCATTAGATCTATCGTCAAAGCAAACTGTTAAGTAACCTTCGCTGGCGGTAGCCACATTGGTATCAGCATTGCCGTCAAGCCCGCTGCCTGTTATTGTTAATTCATAATTTCTGCTATATTCATCAAAAGAACCAATCACTGCATCTGCTGATTTTAATGCGTCTCTAAAAAAATCACCTAATCCAGATGTTGAAATTTCTTGTATTCCATTTTGCGAAAGTTTTAAAACAACCCCTTTGTTTCTATCTGTAAAGTATTTTGAAAAACCAAAAGAAGCAAAAGATTGAGGGTCTGTAGCAATACCGTATTGCCCAGCAAACGGCGCTATTGTTCCTAAAAATTGTGTATTACTAGTAACTGGAACTGCACCTCCTTCTGCTGAATATATAAAGTCTTTATTAATAGGTGATCTAGACACTTTATCTTCTTGAAATACATTTATTGAAGTATCATCAGTAAATAGCTTTTGCACTGAGCCATCTTGAGGGTCAAGGGATATTGTTAAGCCGCCCTCACTCTCGTTAAATTGATTTATATAGTTAATACCTGTTCGTGAATTTAAAAGCCCACTAGAGTGAATTAAAGTATTACCTCTTCTTTCTTCTGTAAAGTTTTCTTTAACAACATATGCTCTAACTCCCACGTTAAAAGCATTTTCATTAAAACCAGCTCTAATTCTATTTATTTCTATATGATCATCTCCACTTCCTCCTGGATCAAAAGTTAATAATATACAATTAAAAAAAGCTATGTCTATTGCTGTAGCTGGTATTTCGCTTATTAACCCTCCTGTTGAAGTTTCAAAAAATATGTCAAGTTCAGAGCTTATAGGTTCTGTTTCAAATACACATAATCCAGAGCTTACAGCACTACCGCTATTATCTACAGTAGTAACTAAAGCATCCCCCGTAGGATTTTCTATAGATTGCACTGAAGTTAAACCAGCGTATGCAGCAGTATATACATTACCTCCGTTTAAATATTTAGGATACACAGAAATATCACATGGAGATATTGTTGATGAAGTACTTGGTGGTATTACAGCGGTTGGATCTCTTGGTATTTTATTTATACTGTCGCCTAGTCTTTCAATATTATTTGCTCCAGTAATAATTGATATCCAATTATAATATTCTTGTTCTCTTTGCTTAACAACAACCCTGTAAGAATATGCCCAATCAGGTATTTGAGTAGTGTCTGTAAATGTAATTCTTAATGCGTTAAAAGCCGTTGTAGATGCTGAATTACCATACCCTGGATCTACAAACACAGTGTCTACTCCAGAACTTGATAGTATTACAGGAGATTGCCTTCCAAATTTATCTGCTAATACAATACCTACTTGGTATGTACGCCTAGATTTTACAGATTGATTTGAAAGTATATTATTTCTTGAAGATGTTTCACCTGTTCTTGCTACCGTAAAAGCAATTTGCGGAAGATTAAAGTTTTGTAAAAAGTTTCCATAAACTAATCTACCACCGGCTACATCTTGCGCTAACGCTTTTCTAGGAACCGCATCGTATACTCTAGTAAGTTGATCCGGAGGTAACGTTCTAAATGGATCAGTTGATGAATATGTAAAATTAACAAAAGGCTCTGTTGTAACTTCTAAATCGTCTACAACATAAAGTGTTCCGTTTCCTGTTTCTTGGTAAATTAATTCTACATTAGTAATACCATAACCCGTAGGGGTTGGGATTTGCAATTTAACTTGATTAATTGCATTTACAAAAGTTTCAATTTCACCAAAATTACCTAATGCAGAGCTAATTGTATCAGTTTCACTTAGTCTAGAAAATATTATAGGGCTAAAGGGTGCTAAAGTACTATACTCGCTATCATCAAATTGCCATCTATATGAAAATCTAATTAATTTATCCTGCATAAACGTTGATGTTATGCTGGCATCTTTAACTGCTTCTACTAAAGTAAGAGCTTCGTAAGGAGCAAACTTGGCGACTGAAGTTAAATTGTCAATGTCTGCTGCTGATGTATAATAGTTAATATTATTTCTAGCCGTAACAACATTAATTTTTCTAGGACAATTCCTATTATCCGTCCAAAACAAAAGATCATCAACAATGTTTATTCCCGTAATAGGATAATCTTGATGCAAGTTTAATTGAGTAGTTATAATTAAAGTAGTAGTTTGTTTTGTTTTTTGATCATATTCAAAAAGACCGTGTTGCCCAGAATTGGTTTCGTTATATGAGTTATTGCTAGTAACAAAAAAATATATTTTTTCTGTTTTATTATCGCTTACTTCTCCTATGCATTTACCATTATTAATACTAGAAGCTGCTACTAATTCATTACCTAGTAAATTTTCAATTGCACCTACGTCTGAGCCCTCTGATTGTCCTATGTTAACATTAAAAGCTTCTCGGTATTCACCCGCCGGCACGATTCTAGAATCTAAATCACGGTTCATTTTACCGCGATTAAATGTTCTTTTAATTTCTGGCATAAAATTATGTTAATGTTTAATCCACTTTGCTTTATTACGAAATATATTAGTCATTTCTTCTATTTTCATATTAGCAATTCTTATTTTTGCGTTTCGCGTTTTTGCATAAGCTTCTTTTTTATACAGAGCGGCAGCGCCCATTGCGGAAGGGCGTAATTTAGATAAGTTGTATAGCATAGTAGACATAACAGCATCTTCAGCCATTTTAGGCACTAACACGTTGTCAAAATCTCCATTTTCACCTAAGCCGTCAGACACATATGTTAAAGTTACATATGTATCTTGCGGTATACTAGACGGAAAGTATATTTGACCCGCATCTAAATCTAATACAAAATTACCATTCATATTAGCGTATTCTGGTTGCAAGCCATATCTAGCCCCAAAATACCCAAAGCTATTGTTTTGGTCAAAGTCATTATAATAATACGTGCTAGCTAATGCTGTGGCTTCTGCTTCGCTACGTGATTGATACCTTTTTATAGTTTCTGAAGTTTCTGCGTAAACAATATTACCTTGTTCATCATATAAATAATGATAATTTTCATCCTGCGCAATTCCTTGATTAGCGCGAGTAACACTACTTGGAAGCATTGTTCTCATAACTCCTGTTGTATCAGTCCATTGCACTTTTACATAGTTTACGTAATCAGATGGCAAAGACATTTGGCGCATAGAATTTAACTGAATTTCTATAGACTTTTCAGAGTGAAACGTATCATAACTAAACTCTTGTACAGCTCTTTGTGCCCAGTAGGCTACCTCGTATCTAGGAACTTTTGTTAAAATTTTACCATCTCCTATATACGCTACTATAAAACTATTTATTATATCGTTTAAATTTGTTCTCCTGTAGTAGCCAGGGATAGCTAAACCATTACCACCATCTAATGCTGAATAATTGTTTACGTCTAAAGGTCTTCTTGATATTGCCATTATTGTTCTTGTGCTGTGTTTTGTTGTTCTTTACCTTGAGCAAATCCTGCTACATCTTGCTGCTTAATAACAACGCCTGCATAATTTAATATACTAACTACTAAGTTGTTTTCTTCCGAAGGGTGTAGTTCAAAGTTGTAAGACTTAGCAGAAACATCATAACTATCAGCAGCTGGATCAAAAGCAGTTGGATCATAATAAGGAATTGTTCCATTTAAAACATATCCCCATTTAGGTCTTAAGGGCGCTTTTAAATAATCTAATTTTACATCTGAAGTTATTGTTGTAGGGTATACCAACACACCTGAACTGCTTAATGTATAAACAGGCTGACTTTTAACAGGATAAGTTAATGGAGAAAGATTAATGTATTTAATTTCTTCATGAGAAGCTCTATCTGCTACTATATCTGCAACAGAAACTATGCCAACTCTATATAAATCTGATGGATAAGAAAATTCACCATTAGATTTTGTTAAAGTAGCTGCCTTGTAAAATACATTTATTTTTTCTGCTAAATATGTATTTGGATCAGAAAAATCACTAGTTAAAAAAGCATTTAATTCATACCCTGCTTCTCTAGCAAAATAGCTAGCAAAGATTTCGTTTTGAGCTTGCTCTGCTAATCTATTAAATTCATCTGGCGTTATATAACCTCTGTTGTCTTTGTTAGTTATAACAAGAACCGTTTGGTATACATTATTTATATTAACCATGCATTTTTGTTTATTATTAATTTAGGCGATGTAAGGTTAATTTCTTACCTTACATCAATTTAAGCTATGAAAGCTTTTTAGAAATAGACTTCATTAAATCTATTCCTTCGTCAGTTTTAAAATATTGAGCAAGAGCGCCGTATGGATGTTGATCAAAAGGAACAGTCATTATTTTTTTGCCATTAGCAAATTTAAATACTGTGTTATCTTCTGTTAACATTATAATACCGGTTTCTACTGCTCTGTTAGCTAAATTTCTTAAAGTTATATCTTCATCTTCAGATAGCTCTATAAATAATGCTGGGTTTTGTCTAGCAAAATTATATGCATCTCTTTTTAATTCTTTAGATGATAAAGATCCAACAGCAGAACCTAACTCAGTTCTCATAATAGCTTCTAAGTGTGAAATATCTAAACTATGTACTAAAGTTAAAGCCTCTAATTCATGTTCAATATTGTCTAGCTCATCCTCCGCTATAATTTCATCATCAATTTCAGACCATACTTTTTTAGGATGGTAAAGCGATAACAACTTTTGTATATTTTGTTCTGTTCTAGGAACATTTAATACTCCATCTTCAAACATAACGTGTTGCAAAGTAGCGTAACCATCTTGCTCATCAACAAATAATGATCTTTGATTTGAAGCTAATCTTAATTCTCTATTTTGATTAATAGTTTCATCAAACCACAATAAAGGTTTTTTAGAAGTATGCTTAGTTTGAATAGTATATGTTAAAGGAGCTGCTCCGTTCAAAATATACATTCTATCTTTAATTCCCCAGTTAGCTTCTAGGCCAATTGATTTTACTTTTGTGCTCATAATTAAATAATATATAATAAGAATACTAGGCCCCGAAGGGCCCGTATCCTATAGTTAATAAAAATTAAGCTTTAAATAACACAAAGTTATTAGCAGCTTGTGTGATAAGACATCTTTCACTTAAGTAAGAAATTCTCATTTCATCGATATCAGTTGTAGGCGATCCAGTTCCAACAGACCCTGTTATCCAGGATTTGTTTTTTCTGTTTTCTGTTTCAGAAGCTCTATATCTAATATGTAAAAAAGGTCGTTTGATGTTTGATCCTAATTGCTGATCGTACACCGTTGAAGTACCTGCAGGCACTAATGCACCTTCAATATCTCCAAAACCACCTCTTGTTGACCAATCATTTAAGTATTTCCAGTCAGTTTTGTAGAAGTCATAAGAACCTCTTCTATAACCAGTAAACCCTAAATTAAGAGCCATGTCTGCGCTGTTGTTAAATACACCATAAGATGTGCCATGAGTATTTGCAGCTGTTCCGGCAAATGCACCATTTTGCATTGCAAGAATGTCATCAATTTCTAAAGAAAGTTCTCTATTTAAGAAAAGCATATTTTCTTCAATAGCACCTTGCTTATCTAATTGCTTAAGGACGTTGTCAAAATCTGTTAATGCACCACCACCTGCTCCAATAGCTGCAGACGCGCCAAATCCTGTATATACATTTCCTCTAGTTTCCAAGGCTGCAAAAAATCCTTCTGTACCTTTAGCGTTTTGATTAGTTCCACCTACAGTAATTGAGCTAGCGCCTGCAGTATAGCCTAAAGCGATACCATTAGCACCACCTTGACCACCAGTCTTAAGAACACCTTCAACCATAGACATTTCTAAATAATCTTCCCAACGAAGTCTTACTTCATGTTCAGATTTCATATACCACAAGTATCCATTTGCTCCGTTTTCAGAAGTAACTTCAATCCAACCAATCTGAGCTGTGTCAGATCCATTAATTGCATAGTTATCTTTTAAGATAATTGGAGAATTATTAAATGTAGCATAGCTAGGATTTAAGGATTCTGTAAAAGAACCAGTACCTTTAGCAAATTCATTACCATAAGCAACAGCTGTAACTCTGCTGGCTACTAATATTCCGCCATGAGCGGCGTAAGATTTAATTTGAAAGTTTTGTCCAGAAACTGCTGTAACAACACCTTTAATTACTTCACCAGAACCTCCAACTGCTGTTGTAGCTCCTGTCTGCGTTTGTACCATAACTGTTGCTCCAACTCTAAAGTTAACAGGCTCAGTTTTATCTGTAGTTGTTCCTGTACTTCTTGGTTGTGCTGTGGGTACGCTAAAGTTTAAAGCTGTACCTGATGCTCCTGCTACGATTGCAGCTGGAACAGCTCCAGCCGGTAAACCACCTGCATTTCCTAAAGGAATTACATTAGCATAACGAGTATGTAAACGTCCTTGTTCTGTCCAGATAATTTGATCTGAAGTTGATGGCATTTCTGCCGACACCATACGTAAGAAAGAACCAATAGATCTGTTTCCATATCTTTCAACTTCTTGTTCGTATACGTCTGGTAAAAATTGTTGACCCCATTGGTCAAATGTTGTACTTGTGAAATCTATATAGTTTCCAGGGTACATTGTTTTCGATTGCGTTGGCTGTAATGCCGCCGGTAAACCTACTGTAAAAGCCATTTGTTTTGATTTTAAAAATTATTTATTCCATTTTACTCGCAATTTAGAAGAATCATTACCAGAAACAACTCTGATTTTTTGGCCATTAGAATTTACAACACTAGAATTATCTGTTCTAGGAGACATATCAATATTTTTTGCATTTTTAGCACTTTCCCTTATAGCGTCGGCACGGCCTTGCTCGTAAAAGTGATTAGCCAGTTTATCGGCATTTACTCCGGAAAATAATGCTTTGTGATACCCTTGAGCATCTGAAACACTTCCGTCTTCACCAATAAATTGATTTGCAAAATTTTTAATGTCAGATTGAAATTCTTTTACTTTTAATGGATTATCAACTTTAAAACGATATTTATTTTTTCCAACGCTAAAATCAAAACCTTTGAAATCGTCTGTAAAAACTTTATTTGTTTTATTTAAAAAATCCTTTTGTAATTTTTCACCTTCTTCTTTAACTTGCATTTGATTATTATAATACTCATAAGCTTTTTTGTATTCAGGATCAATATTTTTTTGCTGGCTTAACTTAAGATCAGCGTAATATTTTTCCTTACTTGTGTTAAAATGATTTTGAGCATTAAACAATTCTTCTTTAAAAGCTAATTGCTTAGCTTTAACATCTGATGGATCATCCATCTCTGCATCATATCCAAAATTTTTATTAAGTAAAAACTCAACATCATCTTGATTTAAATGCGGTTTAGTATTTTTATAGTATTCTCGCATTAAAGTAGTATTGTCATACTTACTAATGTCTTTATTAAGATTAACATAATCTTCTAAAGTGCCACCAGTTTCAGCCATAAACTTAACTAACTTATCTACGTTTTCAGGAAGTTCTTGTGTTTGTTTTTCCTGTAATACTTCTTCAGGTTTCGATGGGGGCTTGGGACTTTCAGCGCTTGAATCCACTCCTCCCTTAGTGCTTTTATTGTCTTCATCAATTATTAATTCTAAAGGCGAATCAAGTTCTTCTGTTTTGTTTACCTCTTCTTTTTTTGGTTCTTTAACTTCTTTAGCGTTTTCGGGAGTTTCCCGTACTTCCGATCCCACTTCTGACAATCCCACTTCGGGCTGTTCATCGCGTAACACGCTGCTCTCTGTTTTTGATTCTTGAATGGCATTGTCTTCTTTGGGTTTTAGTTTATCTAAATCTATTTTTACTACCCCGTCAACTTCTTTTGGCGAATACTGCTTGTCAACTTCTCCGTTTTCAACTGCTTTTTCTAAAACTGCGGATTCTTTTTGTTGAGGTGTTAAAGCAGGTGTATTATCTTCAACCGCTTTTACTGTAATTTGTTCTTGTTCTTGTTCCATAATTGTATATAATAAAATAGTTTAATTGTTTTTATTTAGGAGAAAATCTTGATAAATCTATACCTCCTAAAACATCGTTGCCTTTAGATTCAAAAGATTTAGTTGGCTTACCTGAAGACGGTGGGCCAACTAAAGATTTGGCTGATATCTTCATGCCTTCTCTATTGTTAGCTCCAGACTCACGTACAGATTCACGACTCATCATATTTTGATTATTAGCATCAGCTAATTCTTTTTGAGCATTTAGCTCTAACTCTTTTAATTTAACGTTTAGCTCAAATTCATACTGCATTAATTCTCGTTTAGTTGCAGCTTCAACTTCTAGCTTTTTAATTTCAAAACCAACGTCAGCCTGTCTGTATTGTATTTTTGATTCTGTTTTTATTTGCTCAGCTTGAGCTTTTGCTTGTTCTATTTGTATTTGAGCAGCTCCTTGAGCTTCTGCTTGAGCAACGCTTGCTGCTTGAGCAATTTGCTGATCCATTTCTTGTTTTCTAACTCTTCGAACTTTTAATAATTGATTAGCTAATTTTAAATTTTTAACCTCTCTAATATCAATTGCATCTTCTAAGTTTATACTGTTTCTTGATAAAGCCATTTGTATATTAGATTCTAGTATGGCTTTTTCCTCATCATCTGGCATTAATTCTAAAAATATGCCAAAATCATGTAAATGTAAATCGTTCATTTCTTCTAACGACGCTACTGAAAATTGACCAATTGCACCTATAAAAGCTTCTTTAGTTGGATGAAACTCTAATACATCTTTAAACCTTAAACAAATATTTTCAGCTAATGCTAAAGTAATATACATACTGCTGTCTAATATATGCCTTGTAGCTACATTGCTGTTTGCCGCTGCTAGCTTTTGAACTCCAACTAAAGCATTAGGGTCTGGATCAGAACCGTCTCTAGCCTCATTTAAACCAGTAACATCCCTCATCATTTGTATATACTGATTGTAAGCTCCAATTAATATTTGTATTTGGTTACCCTGAGTTCCGGGTAATTCCTGAATAGGAACTTTCCCTGGGTTAGGATCTCCTTCAATAGTTATAGATCTACCAATTATAGATCCAGTTTGAAAATACATATTAAGTGCCTCTTGAGCATTATAATTTGTACCATTACCTAAATCAACTTCAGCTAAGCCATCAGCGTCTAAGAAAACCCCTGACGGTACCATGCGTTGTATAGTCTGTTGAAGTTTTAAATGTGTTAATTGAACTAAATCAGCATAAGGCGTCATTTTTGAAACTAAAGAATCTATTTTTCCTTTGTACATTCTAGGAGCGCTAACAGTATAATTCATTACAACTTTATTAACGTTAGAAGCAGGGCGAATCATATTTGTAGCCTTTTCCCATTGTAATAATATATCAGTGCCTAAAACAAAACATCCTTCGTACACAACTTCCCTAGCCGTAGCAACTCTTTCAAACCTAGTTCTTTTATCTTGGGGAGGGTTAAATGTATCGTCTTTGCGAATTGCCCTATCGGCTCCCGTAATAGTTTCTTTAATTTTATAAACATCATTTTCCCATGTTTTCCAGTTAAAATACAACACTGTTACCGTGTTGTTATTATCAATTTCATTATTATTTCTATTATAATTACTCCATTGATTGTTATAATCTACCCAATTAGAACCTTTTTCATTTAATGTTTCAATTTGCTCATTGGTAAGCTCAGGAAAATTTTTCTTTAATTCGTTTAAATTAATTCTTTTAACTTCTCCAAAATAATAACAATCTGTAAAATTTGGATCATCTGTATATGACCAAACTAAATTAGCGGGATCTACATAATCTAATTTTATTCCATCAGTGTTATTAAAAGTATTTTTTACAGCGCCAATCCCTAATACTGTTAAATCATAATCAACTCTTTTTTTAAGTTGAGGATATTTGTTAGTTAAAAATACATTGTTTATGGCTTGCTCTTCAGCAATTTCAATACCCTGCTTGTATCCAAGCTGCATGTACAACTCTAATTCTTCGGTATTTTGTGGAAGCTCTTCTTCTGGAACATTTCTAGCGTTTACGCCTAATTGCGTTTCAATTTGCTTTAACAACGCTTGCGCATTGATATCTCTTGTCATTGCATTAACAAAGTCAGTTCTTTTGCCTGTAGATATTGGATCCTGAGCAAAAGCAGTTATATCGTATAACCTATCTTGCATTCCATTAACTACTATATCTACAAATTTTGGAATTATAGGAACTGGTTTCCAATCTAAATTTAAATAAGATAAATCACCATTAGTGGCAAATTCATCTTTATATTTTTTTATGGATTGTTCTCCTCTAGCATAAAGTCGAAGCCTATGAAACTCCTCGCTAGTTTGATAATACATGCCTAATCCACCGTTGTCTTTATTAAACCATTCTTGTTCAATAGCTCTACCTACGGATAATCCATACTCAAAGGATTGCTTAACTTCATCTGAGACCGCTTGGCTCGGGAATTGGGTTGGAAGTTGTCCTGTTGTTATTGCCATATTTTGTTTATTATCTCACTTCTTGATCCTTCGTTTTGATATTTTGAAAAACCAAAATCAATTTTTTTAGTTGTTTTTATACTGTTGGGTCTATACATATGTTTTCTGCAAGCCATTATAGCTAAACCACTGCTAATTGACGCATCATATGCTGTTCTATGTGATATATCAAATTTAGCCCAATCTTCTAAAGTTCTTTGAAAATACATATTTCCGTAATTGTCTCCTTTATTTCCCACATACTCTTCTATGTAAGATTCAATAGCAGCAGCATGAGCTTGTTTAATGTCTTCTGAAGTGTTTGGTATACCGCCTAATTCTTTTTCTGTTTTAGATAAATTAGCATATAGCTTATCAGGACGGTTCATTGAAAACGGTCTGTATCCTCTTCTTTTAAAATGATATAATAATCTTGGTTTATTGTTTTCCGCTAATATAGGCATTCCATAAAAAATGCAAGCCATTAACACTTCTTCAAAAAATATTTCAGCTGTCTGAGGCCTTGCCACGTATTCTAAAAAAAATTTAGTAGTTGGCACGCCTGGGGTCATGCTGAATGTGGTTAACCCATGAAGAGCCCCGTTAGAACCTCCCCCGCCCACTGTTCCTGATATATCGTAGGAATCACATCCAAAAGCACCTAATCCATCATTTGCAGGCCCTTTTAATCCGTGTTTTTTAATAATATTATTTTGCAAACCATCAGGAGGTAGCCATGAAACTTTAAACCTTCCGTTTTTATTTGGTGTCCATACTACTTTAGTGTCTTTTATTCCGTTTTTCCAATTAAATGATCCGCGAACTACATAACCTTTTTTAGTTATTTCTTCGTTAAAATCAATTTGCTCGTATATTTTAGTTAAATTAAATAATGAATTTAAAGTTTCATCTCTAAAAGCATGCTTTTCTGATCTTGGAAATTGCCTATAATATTCATTTAAAGCATCACTATCAGTCTTTAAACCTTCTACCTCGTTATCCCAGTGCTCAATAACCCCCGAGGATATGAGTTCTCCATCAATTCCTTCAATCGGTTTTGATGGTGTATCGAATACAGGATACCCATACTTATCGATAAATCCCTCGAAGCCCCATTCCATAGGAATGAACAAAGCGTATAATCCACTTGTAGTTTGTCCATTGCGATTTCTATTTTTGACATCTGAATTGTAAAATAATTTTTTAAAGTTATCACCACCTTTTGCAAGAGCATTAGATGTTGATCCCATCATACATTTACCAACTATCTTCGCACCGAGCCTAAGGCACGTTTTTGTGACCCTCCAGTTGTTGAGGATGTTGTCCGGCCTCTCCCATTTACCCGATTCGTCGTGGACAAGAAGTTGTAGCTTCTCTCCATCGTACGAGTTGTCGCCCGTGTTCTTCCAGTCAATCGTGGTGTCCAATCCTTTTGCCATTCCCGTAACCTCTGTTTCTGTCTCCTTAAGGGAGTTTCGAGTAAGCCTCCTCGACGGTATTTTATAGGATAACTCTGTCTTCGGGCGCTCCATACCATCTTGTATTGGTTTAAAAAAGAAGGGGTAGTTGAGTGATATAGGTACCACCTTGTCTGTAAACATTTTTTTTGCATCAGCACCCGTCTTTGATAATATCCCAAACCTAGAGTCTTGCGATGTTGTAGCCTGATTAACGCATTCTGATGATGCCATGAAGCTAAACCCTGACCTTCTGTTTTTAAGATAGCACATTCCGTAAGACCTAATATCGGCCTTGCACGCTTCCCAAAAGTAGTAAAATATTCTATTTGCCTGTCTAAAATCTGGTGATCCCACGTCGATTTTAGTCCAATTAAGGTAGATGTAGTGGGACCCTGTAATATAACATGGGGTATTGTTGCACATGAACCAATAGCCATCATTACGATTATTAAACTCGGTGTCAATATATTCGTAGTACTCTTCTTTGTTTTTTTCTGAATATTGAGTAAAATCATAAATGCTTTTTATTTTATTTAAAGAATTTGGCTTTAATCTTTTTGTAAAATATTGATCTTCTCTTTTAAGGTCTTGTCCATTAATAACTTGTGGAATTTGAGGTAATCCTACCTTGAGACCTTGTATTTCAAATATTTCGCCTAAAGTACCATTTTTACTTATAATAACACAATCTAAGTCTTCATTGTATCCATAAACAAACTTTTTATTTTTGTTTTTATGCCTTACATTTTTATCACTTAAATGATCGTTGTAAACTTTATATAGACTTTGCTTATACATTGTTTATACGATTTTCAACACCTAAAAATGTTTTGTTTTTTTTACTAATAGATTTTTTTTCAGAAAGTTCTTCTATTTTTTCAATAATTTTTAAAGAATCTTCAATTGCAACCCATTTAGCTTGAGCTGCTGTTTTAGCTTTTTCAGGATCTAAAGCATCTAAATCTATACTTTGTCTAATTACTTTTTCAAGCTCTACTAAAGCTTTTTCAGCTGCTAAAATTATTCTTTTCCTTTGATCCATAATTAATTGTTATATGATTTGATAAAATACGATACAATTTTTGGCCATCAATATTAAATTCATATTCTGAATTAGGTGTAAACCCCACTACGTCTCCTTTGGACATCCCTAAACTGTCTAAAGTGCTATTAGAGTATACTAGCTCTCCATATAAATTTTGATCTGTATAAAGAGCCCATTCGTCTTCAATATAAACTGGTTTTACAAAACAATATTCAGGCAAACTGTTCCACTTGTTATTTCTTTTATATGCAAATATTTGGTCTTGAGAAACTATATATTTGTTTTCTTCTAAAAAACTAGATGAATTTTTTTCTTTTTGCCTAATATCGTACCATCTTCTAAATATGTTATGATGCACAATTACCTCATCACCTTCTTTAATTATGGAATCATTAGATTTAGGTGTAGATAAAACTGTTCCGATTCTATTAACAAATTGAAAATCGCGTTCTGTTATTTCTGTATTAACAATTAATTTTTTACTATCAATGTTAATCGTATTGTTATAACGATTATTAGTAGATATAATATAGTCAAATAATGATTGCATTTAATAATCGAGATTGTATTCAATTGATACCGCCATATTAGAATTAAAAAATTTCCAAGGAAGTATTTCTTTGTTTTTAGTTATAAATATTTTATATGTTCCATTATCTTCTAAAATATCAGATATTTGATGACCTCCGTAAACTTCTTGACCTACGGAGTAATGCATTGCTTCGTTTTTATAATCAGCCCCAATGCTTATTTTTCTTATTAACTTTGCCATTTAATTTAATTTAGTATGTCCATATTGTTACAGGAGGTGCTCCGTCATAGCCAACTCCAACGTGAACAAAATTGTTTTTTCTACTTATACCTATTCTTGTAAACCCAACTTCTATAGCTGCTTTAACTAGTCTATAAGTAGCCTCACCCCCTACGCATGCAATATCAACAGCTGCTCCATAGGCGTGTTCCCCAGGTTTTGTTTTCTTTGCCTCTATTGGATGCTCAGGTGATCTGTATGTTGACGTAAGCTTAATTGGGTATCCATATGCTTCTCTAAGACTATCTAGCATTATAAGCAACGCTTTGTCCATTTTGTCAAATTCTTTAAATTCAGATTCATTAAAATATTTCATAATTTATTCTTTTGATTTTTTTATTATCATCAAAATTGTATATGCTATAGACAATACTAAAACTATTGTTTGTAAAATTGTATTTACTTCTGGTATTACAGAAAAAACAACTGCGCCTACGTTTATTCCAAAGATTTTAAAATCTTGTTCAATCATTTATTCTTTATGTTTATTATTTCCAAATACCTTCTCGACGCCGCGAGAACCAAAATAGCCTCCTATGACTATAGTTAATAATGAAGTCACTGATTCCAGTGAATAGCCGGCGTACCATCCTATAACATATGATATTGTTAAAAATATAAGAACTAATGGGCGAACATTGGATGCAAGCCAATTTCCGCTTCTAGCATCTGCGACCCATCTTTTGGTTGTGCCATCTATTTCAGCTCGTTCTATTTTTAACTTTTCTAGGGCAATTTGTTTGTCAGCTTCAGATAGCTGCGAATTACCACTAATTAGTTCTGATATTACATTCCCTGGCAATATTGCATCGCCGACTATACCTAGAATACTAGGGGCTTTTTCAATTAAAAATCGTCCAACCCCTGTTTCTCTAAAAGGTTTTTTTTTGTCACTCATTTTATTTAATTTAAATTATACCTGGTGCAAATACTTATTCGGCAAATGCCATAAAAATGTAAACATTTGTATTCTGATTAAAACTTACCGCAGTTCCTAAGGTAAATCCATTAGAATCGAAAGAAGTAATACCATTAGATGTAGTATCTTCACCTTGAGAAAGATTTGCATAAAGTATTTTGTCTGTAGTTCTTTTATCATCGGTAATAATCCAACTATATCCACTATTAGTATTTTTTATCATTACCCAAGCAGGCTTAAACCCTGTCACAATAGAATGATTTGCTACACTTGTTCCAGTATAAGTGCCTATCTTAGAATAACCTGCTATTGAATGGAAAGCGTAGGCTATGTAATTTCCAGAATTTGAAACAGGATTAAAAGTTGTTGTTGTTGGAGGGGTTGAACCAGTTGTACCTATTCCAGTATTACTTGTATTCAAAACCATATAATTATAATTTGAATTAATAACACCTGGAGGAAAATACACATACCAATCCTCAGTACCATTTGTTTTCTTTTGTATAATTATTTCAGGAGTAGAATCTAAACCGTGACCTACCGTTCCTGATGCTCCTGTATAACTAATAATACTAAACCCTGCATCTACATTAGCCGATACTTGACTTGTTATTGTACCATCTGTATTTGATACTGCCGCACCTCCTGCTTTCCAGTTCCAAGAAACGTAATAAGCATTTGTTCCTGAGTAAGTTTGTCCAGGCGCACCATTTACTCCAAAACCGCCATTCGTTTGGTCAACTACAGTAAATCCATCCGCATTAAATGCAGTCGTTTGCTTACCTGAATTAAAATACTCTTGTTCACTAGCATTCGAAGCTAGTTGTCTTGAAACTCCTCGAACTGAATCAATAAGTATATGGCTTATACCTGCTTGTCTAGCTTTTACCCAAACTAAATCTGGCTTAAACCCTACACCAGTTACGGATTGAGTACCACCATTTCCTGTATATAAAACAGGATTAAAATAGTCTGTAGGCACTATAGTAGGCACACAGTAAATCTCATCGTAAAGCTGTGTTACTTCAGAGGCGTTTAAAGCTGAAGAGAATATTCTTACTTGGTCTATTGTGCCGTTCCACCAAGAAGTAGGTGCTGAAATACCACCAAAATGACCAATAAGAGTTGGAATTGAAAAGCTGCCTGCAGTCCCAGACCAGCTTGTACTTGTTGCGGGTGTACCACCATCAATATATAAAGACACAGATGTATTATTTACTATAACAAATGCTAGATGATGCCAATTACCATCATTAATAGTAGTGTTGTTGGTAACTGAAGCTGCAAATCCAGCTGCTGTATTATAAACATTTAGCTTCATCTTTCCAGTAGGATAACCATATTCTATTGCCCATTCGTAATTTCCAGAAGCATCATTAGCTTTTGATATAAGATAGCTAGCGCTAGTATCTGTTGTTTTTACCCACATACTTCCAGATAAAGCTCCAGTTGTTGTTATTGAAAAATTTGATGAAGTTCCTAAATTTATTTCACTACTACTTCCATTAAACTCACCTGCATTACCAAACTTACCTGCTACGTTAAAGTTTACGTTTGTAGCTGTACCATTGTAATTACCTAACTGATCTGTAGCATTTGACATTTTATAGTATGCTAAATTAGTTATAGGATAATTTAAATCATTTGTAGTACAAGCGGTAGAACCAAAAGCTGAGAGTAAACTTTGTCCAAACATATTAAACTGCTATTTGTGAAATAGTGTACCAGAACTCAGTGGCACCTACACATGTGATTTGTATAAAATTTTTAGCAGCTGCAGTATCACTGTAGTCCCCAGATATTTTGTTAAATGTACCTGCTGATCCGCCTACTGTAAAACCTACTGTATATGAGCCACCTGCGCCAGTTACAACTATAACTTTACTTACACCGATAACAGCATTAGTTATATTAAGTGTAGTATTAGCATTAGGCGTCAATGTAAATACCTGAGCTGCTGTATAGTCTACATCAATTGTAGCTGCTGCTGTTAAAGCATTAGCTGTTGTAAACTCAGTACCCACTTTAACACTAGTAACGCTACTTGTTGCTAGCTTACCTGTTGTTACATTTGAATCTAGGATTTTACCCGTTGTTACAGCATTGTCTGCTAGTACGTTACTTGTTACTTTTGTTAAAGCCATTTTTTATTAATTTTCTTTTATTGCCATATAGATATATTCTACGCCAGATGTATTAAATCCCCATGAGCTTGTTCCATATTTAGGTTGAAACCCCTCTGGTGATGCTGTAAGAAAATCTAAATCATAATTTGCGTTAGTTGCTTCGGCAGCGTTGTAATTTGCATATAATCTTTTATTTCTTGGATTTGAAGTACTTCTTTTATTATCATAAATTAGCCAAGCCCCACCGCCACCGTCATCACTACTTGATGATTTAATCATTACCCAAGAAGGCTCAAATCCTGTGTCTACAATTGGTCCTGTTGTACTTCCATTTCCAGTATAAGACCCTATCTTAGAATAGCCAGCAACTGAATGGAAAGCGTAGGCAATCAAAGAAGCATTGGTTGCGTTATTATTAAAATTTCCATTAACAACACCAAACACATCATTTGTAGGTGTAGCTGCTCCCCAATAATTAGAATATGAAGCTGCTCCACTGGGTGAATTTAATTCAAGAAATTTATTTATTCCTGTTGGCACAGAATAAACCGCCCAACTTGCACTAGCAGAGGTATTTTTAACTAAAATTAATTCAGGTGCAGCTGATAACCCGTGACCTACAGTAGCTAGGCTTCCAGTCCCTGTATATTGAACAATACTAAACCCTGCAGCTTGATTTGCTGAAACTAAACTTTTTATAGTTCCATCAGTGTTTATAGATGGTGTACCTCCAGCTTTCCAGTTCCAAGTTGCATATGTTGCACTAGGTTTGTTCATGTAATATCCACCACTTGAATCATCTTTAACAGTAAAACCATTTGTAATATCAAAATGAACACCATAATTTGACCAAGCAGTTATGTTTGATCCTGTTGTATTACTACTAATGTAATTACCACTACCTCTCATGGTATCAAATAACCAATTTTCTGTTGTTTGTGTTCTACTTTTTGTCCAAGTAAAATCACTATTAAATCCAACGTTTGTAATGGTTTGATTGTTTCCATTCCCTGTATACAACTCAGTAGCAAAACTATTAGCTAAACTAGGTGTTGCCGTAGAACCGTCAGCTGCAAATGCCATGTAGATAAATGTACTGCCATTTTCATTTAAATTACTAGCTGCGGTGTTTAACTGAAAACCATTTGCAAGAAATTTTACATACGTTCCTGTTGCTTCTGCTGCACTACTATTTGCTGCTAACTGATCGCTATAACTTCCTGTTAATCTTTTGTTGTCAAACATATACCATTCACCTGTTCCGCTTGATCTTTTTATTATTACAAAAGCAGGTTCAAATACCGTCATAACAGTATTACCTGCTACACCTGTTCCAGTATAACTCCCCATCTTAGAATAGCTAGGAATTTCTGCCCAAGCATAGATGACTACATCTCTATTTGTTTCAACAGTCCAGCCGCTTCTAAAACTAATAACATCTGAGGTAAAACTTTGATTACCCCAAGCGTTTCCACTTTGTGATAAATTTCCAACACCATAATCATCATTTAAATAAAGATAGTAGCTTTCTGGAGATAAACCTGCCGACCAAGCAAACCAACCTCCTCCTTCACTATTTAACTTTTTAAATAAAACAAAAGATGGCTTAACTCCAAGCCCGTGTGATACTGTAACATCTGCTGTTGAACTTCCGCTATTAAGTGTAATAATGCTAAAGCCATTTGCTGTGTTTACACTTGCACCAGTAGGGGTTAAACTACCAGTAGTCAATCCTGCGGCACTTGCTGTTGAATACCCGGTTCCATCTACATTAAAAGTATTTGAGTTTCCACCTGCCTCCCAACTCCAAGCTACGTATGTATTAGGACTTCTATTAGTACCACCATTATTTCCAGAAGTAAATCCATCTGAATCAAAAGATGTTAAACCTAAGTATGGAGATGAATTAGTAGCTTCTGTCGAGCTAGTATTACTAGAAAGCTGTTTATTAGTACCCCTAACGCTGTCGTAAAGAGCATGATCTTCAGTACTATTTCTTCTTTTCATCCAAACAAAATCTGGAGCAAAACCTACACCAGTTATAGCTTGAGTGCTACTATTCCCTGTATATAAAACAGTATTAAAATGATTACTAGGCGCGTCGTTTTGAACTGTTATACTAAAAGATCTAGAAGCACTAGTTTGATTTTCATCATCTGTAGCTGTGATGCTAAATGTTGTTGTTGTATCTGCTGATACTGCAGGTGCTGTCCCTGTTATAGCTCCTGTAGCTGTAGCTAAAGATAAACCTGTTGGTAAAGTACCTGTAGTTACTGCATACTCTATAGTATCACTACCTTCGGTAGCTGTTACTTGAAAAGAAGCTGCTACACCTTCTAGAACATTACCTAATGTACCTGCTGCTGTTGACCACACCGGCACACCGCTATACTGTATAAAGTTATTTTCTGAAGCTGTACCTCCATTTGTATTTAAAACAGCAACTGTATAAGGCCCAGCTGCTTTAGCTGGTGTAGTTATTGTAATCTGCGTAGCAGAGTTAAAAGCTGTTACAGCTGATGTTCCGCCTACTGTACATGTAATACCTGAAGCAAATAATGTACCATTAATAATAACACTTTGACCACCTGCAGGATCTGCTGCTGTAGTGCTTCCTGGATAATCAATAGATGTAATGGTAGGATTCGTTATTGGTGATGCCCAAGCCATTCCACCCGTACCATCAGTTTGTAGAAACTCTCCATCTGTACCATCATTAGATACGCCGTAAAATTGCCCTGCTTTAGGTTTGGTTTGTGCCATTTATTGTTTTATTATGATGCTTCTTCTTTTTCTATTGCATTTGGATCTACCCAACCTTCTGGTGCATCCCATAAACATGTTGTTTCATTTAAAATGAATTCTGCATTAGGCTTAGGTGGAATAAATGCATCACGAGCATAGTCATAAGTATATCCTATGCCTGCATAGTTTTTTCTATAAGGGGTGCCATCACCTGAGTGTACACCACCAATTGTATTATAAGAAGTTCTTTTACAAACTTGTTTTCTTACATCTTGGTATTGTAATTCCCAGTTTGTATTTGTATCGCCTTCGTCTTTACCTACTATTACTTCGGTTACTACGTTAGCCATGTCTAAAAATGCGTAATGTGCCATATTAACTAAATGTTATTGTTCCTGTACCAGCGGTAAATGTTGTTACACTATCTGTTCCAACTGCTGCAGTTGTTGCTGTTAATCCCGCCCCTGCGGTAATTGTTTTTGTATTTGGGTATCTAATTATAACCACTCCTGAGCCGCCATTATCTCCTGTTTGCCACGCGCCACCACCACCGCCACCGGTATTAGCTGTTCCAGATGTTCTCCCACTTGTGGAGGCTGAACTTCCACCATTACCTCCCCCACCAGATCCTCCGGGTGCATTGTAAGCATTCCAAGAAACACCACCACCACCACCAGCATAATATGTAGCGGTTCCACTAATATTAAGGCTTAAACCATTGCCTCCGGGGCCTCCATTATTTCCGCTGCGATTACCTCCAGTACTTCCAGCTCCAGCGCCGCCGCCGCCGCCAAGTCTACTTCCGGAGCCTCCTCTAAATCCTTGATTAGCGGTTCCTAAACCACCGTCATATGTAGCACTAGTATCACCAAATCCACCACCACCTCCTGAGCCGCCAATAGATCCATCTGAACCAGCGCTTGGTGCATGAGCGCCACCACCACCACCAATAGATGTTATAGTAGTTAATCCAGAACCCGCAATAGAAGAATTTCCACCATTAGAGGCTTGTGAACTATTGTTACCATAGCTACCACCACTACCAATTGCTACATTATAATTTGTAGCAATATTTAAAGATAAAGATGATTCAGAATTACCACCACCACCAGATCCTCCGGGCCAAGATGTCCTTAATCCTCCTGCACCACCTCCACCTATTGCTCCACCACCGCCGCCGGCAACCACTAAATAATCAACTAAAAAAGGTGTTGCTATTGTTAACCCAGATAAAGTTAAAGCAGTATTTAAAGAGTCTGTAGATGGAAAAGTACCTGTTAAAGTAACAGTTAATGTGTTACCCAAGCCGCTACCAGTTATAGTTTGAGCGGCTGTAATACCAGAAGGTAATCCAGCTATGGTAGCTGTACCACTTATTGTGCTTCCCGCTTTTGTAGCTGTAAAAGTTGTAGTTGGAAAAGTTACACCTGTTGCACCTTGTGAACTTTGAGGTGATGGAGTACTATATGTTAGGCTTTGCCCTGTAGGTGTAGCCCATGAAATAGTATTTAAATCTAATTCTACATCTTGAGATGTCCATCCTTTAGTTGCATCTTGGTATATTAAAACTGCAGTAGCATTGTTAGTATTTATTCTACCTTCGTAAGCTGAACCTTGAATTTTTTCAGAGCCATTAGCATTGAGTATAACTTTATTAGTTGCAAATGTACCAGCATAGTCTTGTATGGTTATTTCCATACCTACAACACCCACTGGTAAGTTTACATATAAAACTTGACTAGTTGTGTTAACAAAATAACCTTTACCAGCTTCTGCCGTAAAGTTGCTTGTCTGAATTGCTGTTACCCAATCCGTACCAGTACCACCTTCAATAAGGTTACTTGTTAATTTTGTTAATGCCATTAGTTAAATTGTATATTACCTGTTCCTGATGTGAATGTAGTAACTGAATCAGTTCCTACTGTAGTTGTTGTACCTGATAGTCCAGATATGGTAAAACTAGATGGATATCTTAATATTACTATTCCTGAACCGCCTATTCCACCCGTTATATTTACATTAGCATTATTAACTTGATCTCCTCCGTTACCTGTGTTAACAGGTTGTGGAGCGGCTTGGGATTGAGATCCAATTTCTGCACCTCCAACTCCCCCAGCAGCATAAGTTACAGCTGAACCAGTTATTGACACAGATAAACCATTGCCTCCAACACCTCCTATAGGAGTTGATCCGGTTCCTCCACCATCACCACCTGCTGATGCGGCACCCCCGCCTCCACCAAAAGCATTCCAACTGGGTGCAGTTCTATGCCCGCGACCTCCTGCATAACCTTGAACAGTAGGTGAGGTAACAGCAGAGCCTCCATTTATATATCCCGGATTTGTTGCAGCATTTGCACCCCCTCCACCAGAACCTCCATCTAATATTGTTCCAGTGTTTTGATTAAACCCAGCGCCTGTTCCTCCTCCTGTAGCTGTTATAGTAGAAAAAACAGAATCAGACCCAGCAGTTCCAGCAGATCTATAAACCCCGCCGCTACCTCCACCTCCTACTGTTACGGCGTAATTAGTTCCTATTGACAATGCTAAAAAAGATTCAGCAGAACCTCCGCCACCAGTTACTGAACCATAAGATGCGCGTAAACCACCTGCACCTCCACCACCACCACCACCACCAGCACCTCCTCCGCCAGCAACAACTAAATATGAAACTCTTAAAGCTTGTACTACGGTTAATCCAGATATAACTAAATTTGTACCAATTGAATTAGTACTAGGATAAACACCAGATAAAGTTATTGTTAAAATATTATCAGTATTAGTATTATTATAACTCTGAGTACTAGTTATTCCAGCCGGTAAGCCGGTTATTACTGCAGTACCACTTAAAGTGTTTCCTGATTTTGTAACTGTAAAAGTTGTTGTAGGAAATATTGATCCAGCTTGACCTGTTGAAGTTGCAGGTGTAGTATATGTTAAACCTTGACCAGTAGGCGCATTAAAAGATACGGTTACATCTACAAGTGTATTACTTATTGTAAAGTTATTAGGTGAATTAGTTACTACACTTATACCAGTGCCTCCTGTTAAAGTTGCAGGTGCTAATGTACCACCTGAATTTAAAAAACCTACAGATCTAATCTCTATTATAACACCACTAGGTGGTGGCGTAGCAAAAGTAACCACATTGGCAGCTAATGTAAGCGTACCTACGTTTTGATATAAACCATTTAGGTATACTTCAATAGCATTTAAATCTACTGGTGTTATACCAAGAGTATAATCAGTTTCTGTACCATCACCTGTAAAAGTGTCTGTGTATAAGGCATTTGTCGATGCTGATATAGCACCTAATACCATTACCTCTACATTGTAACCACTTTGAGGTGCAGTTGCAAATGTTAATGTTGTACCTGATATTCCGTATGTACTTTTATCTTGGTAAATACCTTCTAAAAACACAAAGGTCATATTCTCTTCAGTTACAGTAGTATTTAAAGTAAATGCTGTTTGAGAACCTGTACCTACAAAATTATTCTTATTAAATCCACTTAAAGCTAAAGCTTTTACATGAACTATTTCTATATTAGCACCGTTTGGTGGTGCTGTTGTAAATGATACTACATTACCTGTAGTTTGATATGTTAACTTAGACTGATATACACCACTTACAAATACTGTTGTTGCATTTTCATTTATTATAGATAAAGATGTAGCAAAGTTAGTAGTAGTACCATCGCCTACAAATTCATCAACTTCTACAACGCCATCAACTGCAACGTAATGCATTATCTCTATTGCAGTAGTTGCCGGTGGTGCTGTACCAAATGTTACTGTAGTACCAGATGCTGTAAATCCATCTTTATCTTGGTAAACACCATCTAAATATATTTGTATATTGTTTTCAGAAATTACTGTAGAAGAAACACTATAAGCTACTGTTGAACCGTCACCAGTATAGTTATTTCTTTGAATAGTAACTGTACCTCCACTAGATCCTCCAGTAGAAGCAATTGTAAGTGTGTCTGTTGAAGCATTTGTAGTTAGACTAATATTATTACCAGCTGCCACTGTTAAAGTGTCCGTAGGACCATCAGCTACAATGCTTGTTTGTCCTGATACTGCAAAAGTTTTAAATGCTTCAGTTACAGTACCACTACCACCACCTCCACCAATAGCACCCCATGCTGCTGGTGAGCCAAAGTATCCTTCAAATTCATTTGTAGTTGTATTGTATCTGAACATACCAACCGTAGGCGAACCTGGGCGCTGAGCCGTCGTACCATCCGGTACTTGGATCCAGTTCCCGCTTGATATTGATAGATAACCATCAACTTCTACTGAACTTTTAAACTTAGTGGCCATATATTATATTTCTTGAATAAGTACTCTTATATCATTTGTTGTTGGTGCAG